CTGTATCTACATTAAAAATACGACCCATCATTTTGCCATCATCACCAACAAAATTAGAAAATACAGTGTTGCCAAATTGAACTACTTTAGAATTTTTTTGGTTCATTTCCATAAGAGCAGCACGTATAGCATTTGCATTAGATACACCAGCTACTTCACTACCTACATTTTCTATAAACGTTACAACCACGTTAGGTAAAGAAAGTTTTTTTTCGTTACTATCTACAACTACCACTATGTAATCTCCAAAATACTGGCTACTACATGAAGTCTATTAGTTGTTGCAGCTTGCACCTTTAATATCTCTCCGGCCTCAACAACAAGTGGTGCAGTTAGTAATTCTACTGTTGTATTAGCACTTACAGCTTTTACCTTAAACAAACTAAATATTGCATCAGAAGTATTTGTAATAGTGACTGTTATAGTATCTCCACTACCAGAATCATCAGAGACTAATATAGATTTGACAATGCCTGTTGTAAGTGCAGCACACGTATACAACGTAGTTATATCGGTGGTGGTGAGATCAACCTTTGCATTTACGTATGTATTAGCCATTAGCTTATAAACCAACTCATTGCTTCACCCTGATTTACTAACCTGTCACTACGCAACGCATCGTCCAACTGGTTAAAGTACAGACGCAGGGTGTTGTTAAGTTTTTCAAAATCTTGCCGTGAGTATTTGTCAGGAGGACGAGGTAATACGGGGGCACGAAAAGTTATACCATAATCTGTTAAATCTACAGGCATTATCTTCTCCCGTCTGGACGCATATCAATCCGTGGTGAACCCAACTGCCAAGCTATTCCTGTTGACGAAGATTCTATTTTAAAACTAACCTGTCTACCGCGTACACGTAGAAATATTTGGTCGGTAAATTTTTCAACAGGCGAAGAAGCTGTACGAGTTACTGTACCGCTACTATTACCGCTTTCAGACAACGGATCATTAAATCCAGAACCAGAGTTCTGTAATGCAGACATTGACATAGTTACAACAGGAGAGTCTGCGGTAGATCCTTCAAAACTTATATCAGGTAACATGCGAGATATAAGCATAAATTTATGTCCATCATCCAAGTCAAATTGTGCAGATGTTATAGAAGCAGATATAGCAGAAGTAGTGGCTGTTTCTGCATCATCTAACCCAGACTCATGGAGCACCAAATTTTTAGTATTTGTAGCAGCGACAGGAAAATCTCGTATACCAGAATCCAACCAAGCAGTTCTAGCAATAGTGCCGTAGTACCATATTTTTTGCATATAGTTATACACAACATACCTATCATTTGTATCACTATCAGCAGAGGGATAAAACCACCATATTTCATCAAAACCTTCGTTAGTACCAGCAAATATCTGTTCCTGATTTGTCAGGTTAATATCACTAAACACATATTTTTTAACATTACAGGGTAATACTCTTGTACCACCGTCATACATATAGAATTTATCTTTACCGAACCAGTAAGCTACGTTATCAGCTACAGCCACACATTTTTGAGATACTATTGAAATATTCTCACCGACAAGTTGTCCTGTCCATACAGTGGGTGCACCAACATATTGTAAGGCGTACAAAGAGAAATCAGTCCATACGAGCACTTCTTGACGAGTTTGTTCAGCAGCAATTATTTCTGAGCCTCGTGATAACCTCAAACTACCTGCTTGATTAGTAGCAGCGGGAGTCCAGTTAACAGCATTTTCTTGATCTGACCATCTAATTAAAAGCGGGTCTTGTGTGGATGTACTTATAATGTTTGCGCCAAAACAAAACACAAACCGATTGATGTCAGAAACAAGAATAATGTTTTGTGCTGTAGGTACGTCAGATGCACCTGATTCTGCACTTAATAAAGTACCACGATTATCTAAAGGCGTGTCATCAGAAGCATCCCAAAAATATAACCGACTTCCACGATGTCCAAAGATTAAATCTTCTCCGAAGTTACCTTGACTCCATACCCGTAACCTTTCTTCTCCAGTGCCACCATTACCCCATGTACTTTCACCCCATGTACCTGCTCCCCACCCAGTTAACGGTGCGGCTAACTCTGCGCCAGTATTTATCTGATATGCTGCTGACACGGTGCCTCCACCAGAAGCACTGGAACTTGCCGTAGAAGAAGCTGTTATAGTGTATGTATTACCTGTGCTATACGTTATTTGGAACTCACCATTCAGTGTTAATCCTCCAACAGCAGAAGCCCCACTAAACGTAACAAAATCATTGTTTTTATATCCACCGTTAGCATCAGTTACAGTCACTACGGCAGACCCACTAGAAGTAGCAAACGGTCCTGAAAGAGACACAGTGGCACGTAAAGGTGTTATATCATTATAAGCACCACCTCTTTCTAAGTAGTATTTAAGGTGTGTGCCTACACTTGTAACTGTTAGATCAGTAAGCGTTACCCATGAGTGCAAAGAACGACATATACCTAAAAAAGTATTGGCAGATATCCGTACCCAACCGCCAATCTTCTCAGGCATACCCTGTCTAAAACGCACTTTATCGCTTTCGTACCAACCGCCTTCACTTGTGTAGCGTGTGTTTTCACGGTCAACGCCCGGTTTTAGGGCTAATTTCTGTAACGGCATATGTCACCTACACATAAGTCCAATCTTTACCTTGCCATAATAATGCTTCTGCTTCCCTGCGTCTAACCAACCCATCTAAAACTTTGCCGCCAGCCCTATTCCATCTTCTAATTTGATAAGGAATATCAGCGCGGCTGCTGTCAGTGTTGTCATTAATGCGAATAAGAAGAGTAGATTCCCGAAGGTTAGTTCCACCAAGATTGTATACCCAAGATACGAGCGCATCGAATTCATTTTGTTGGAGAGGCACATTAACGTGTTTGTGTACTGCTTTTTCAAATTCAAACAGGTCATCCTCCAGAAAAGCATCAGCTTCGTCTTGCGTACAGGTATCTCCTTCTTGAACTCCTTTAGTTGTTCCCCAGCCGATTGTCCAAACTGACGCACTGCACTGATAAGCCTCCAGCTTGCAGCCTTCAAATTTTTTAATAAGGGCAACACCTTCCGCGCTAGTCTTCATTCTTCCCTGCGTTTAAAGCAGCCGACACATTAATATACGCCTCATTCTTGTCTGGCGTAGATTTGTCATCTGCTACATAACGTCCTTTACTGTCTCGCGCACGAACACGTTTAAACTCGCGCCCAAAAAATAATTTCAAATGTTTTTCATATAGCCAACCAATCATTTTTCTCTTGAAACTCCCTGTACTTTTTCCACTGATCTCATTGCACCAAGTCCCAACATACCCATCAGCACAGGCATCATAGTGCTTGTATCAATAAGCGGTATTGTAATGTTAGACTCGGCAATTGCTAAACCAAAGTTTGCCATTGGTATTATAATAAAGTTTGAAGCCATGCCTAACACGCACACCCAACCAACAGCGGGTCGCCAGCCAGCAACAAACATAGATTTTGAGGCTGCTTCTACCTTATTGACTTCTAACTGACCTTTTGCAAGTTCTTGAGCATGACGCTCTGCCATTGTACTAATTTCGTGAGCCAAAGCATTCTTCGTGTCTTTGTCTTCAATAAATTTATCAAGTAATCCAGCAACAGGACCAATTAATGCTTGCAACATGTTATTCTCCTTTCCCTGCGTTAAGAAACTCCATGACCGCCATGAGCATACTAAAAAGCGAAGCGGTG